CCGCCCCGGCGGATGTTCCCCCAGCGCCACCTCCCCCAGAGCCCGCTGCCCAAGAAACCCCGCCGACTGAGGAGCCGGATTACGAGGTCACCGTCGATGGGGAAACCCTTCGCGTCGATCTCGCCGAATTACGGGCCGGCTACCAGAAGCACGAAGACTATAAGCGCAAGACGATGGCTCTCGCGGAAGAACGCAAGACCTTCGAGGCCGAGTCCAGCGCCGTGCAAGCGGAACGCGCGCAGTATGTCGAAGGCTTGCGGCAAGTACGCCAAGCCCTGGAACAACTCACCGGAGAACCCGACTGGACGAAACGCCGGGCCGAGTTATCCGCTGAGGAGTTCCTGAAAGAAAAGGCCGATTGGGAGCTGTCCAAAGCCCAGATGGAAAAGCTCAAGCTCGAAGAGCAGCGGGTTCGTGACGCGGCTCAAGCGGACGAGGCCAAGAAGTTCCAATCCTACGTCCGTGCGGAGCAAGACAAGTTGAAAGTCGCGCTCCCCGATTGGGCGGACCCGGACAAGGCGAAAGCCGAAGCGGCCAGACTGCGGGCGCATGGAAAGACCTACGGCTTTTCGGATAAGGAACTCGACAGCGTGGTGGATGCACGCGTCATTCTCCTGCTCCGGGACGCCATGAAGTACCGAGAGCTCCAGCGGGAGCCGAGCGAGAAGGCGAAAGCCAAGACGCCGGCGATCCGGACGGCGAAACCGGGTGCAGCACCACCGCCCCCGCCGCCGAACGCGCGGCAGCAACAGTTGATCGACCGCGCGGCCCAAACCCATCGCACGCGGGACGCGGTGGAAGCGGTGAAAGCCTTACTCTCGGATTAGACCACAGCAGTTCACTACTCACGGGTTTCGTAAGCCCCACGTCTACGGGCGGCGGGGCTTTTTGCTTTGGGGGAGGACAGTATGACGATTATCACGAACACCACGCTGGTGTTCGACATGAAAGGTGTCCGCGAGGAACTCGCGAACATCATCTACAACCTGAGCCCGGAAGACACGCCGTTTGTGTCCAACTCGGGCAAGGGCAGTGTCGACAACACCTTGTACGAATGGCAGCGGGATTCCCTGGCCGCCGCCGTCTCGACCAACGCGCAACTTCAGGGCGACGACATCGGCTCGTTCGACGCCTTTACCGCGACGGTGCGGATGGGCAACCGGACGCAGATCAGCCGCAAAGCCATCGTCGTAGCCGACACCGCCGGGGCCGTGTCTGCGGCGGGCCGCAAGGATGAGCTGGCCTATCAGGTCATCAAGCGCGGCTCGGAAATCAAGCGCGACATCGAAAAGAACTCGCTCGACAACGTGGGAGCGGTCGCTGGTAACTCCACGACTGCGCCCAAGACCGGCACGATGGGCGCCACCATCGGCTCCATCGACGGCACGAACGTCAGCATGGGCGCCACGGGCACCAACCCGACCGACGCCTTGCTGTTCACCGATCCCCGCAACGACGGCACCCAGCGCGCCGCGACCGAAGCGTTGCTCAAGGTCGTGCTGCAAGGCGCGTGGAATAACGGCGGGTCTCCCGACACCATCATGGTGGGACCGTTCAACAAGGCGGTCTTCTCGGGCTTCGCCGGCGTCGCGACCAAGACGTATTTCCAGGAAGCTGCCCGGCCGGCGGCCATCATCGGGTCGGCGGATGTCTACGTCGGGGAGTTCGGCACGTACTCCATCGTCCCGAACCGCTTCCAGCGGGACCGGGACGCGTGGGTGCTGGACTTCGAGATGTTGCAGATCGTATACCTGCGTCCGTTCCGCGTGGTCGAACTCGCGAAGACGGGCGATGCAGAGAAGCGGATGCTCGTGGTCGAGTGGGGCCTAAAAGTTAACACCGATCATGCGCATGGATTGCTCGCGGATCTGCTGACTTCCTAACCTGAACCACGGGAGCGGGGCCTTCGGGCCCCCTCCCCAGGGAGTTGTATGCCACGCAAAGCGGATGAACCGATTGTCGTCTTGACCCCTGAGGAAAAGCGGCGCTTGGAGTGGGAGGAGTTTCAGCGGCAGGACACCGCCTATCAGGAAGCCCAGTTCGCGGCGGGGAACGTCCCGTGTCCGACCTGCGGCGTCCTGAAGGGCTACAACCCGGTCACCGGCATCCAGGTGCGGAGTTTCCACGGCCGGCGCGAGGTGGCGGGCCACCGGGAGAGTTGCCCGAAGAACACGATCGAGAAGAAGTAATGCCGAAGAAACTCTACATGGCTTCGGCAAAGCGCAGCTTCTCGAAGCTCGGCACCAAGAGCAACGCGCCGACGCGGGGGCCGGAGAAACCGCGCCCCGCCCAGATCAGTCACCGGGCAGCGGCGAAGGGATTCCGCCGGCGCCAGCGGGAAGGCTATGAGTGACGGGCTGTTCCTCGATCACGATTCGCTGACCGGACGGGTACGACGGTTTCACGTCTTGCCGAACGATCAGTACGCCGTGGAATCCAGCGTGGATGTGGAGCCCGTGATTGAGCAGAACAAAGCCCTGGCCGGGTTACAGGACTCGACGTGGCGCGACAACTCAAACCTCGTCGCCAGTATCCCCGGCCCGATCTACGGGGCGCTGCTCCGAACGTGGCGGGAGCAAGGGCTATCGCGTGAGGAACGGCAGAAAGCGCTGCACAAGTGGCTGAACGATTCGGACAACAAACTCTTTCGCATCAAGGCGGGACGGCTGTGAGGGTCGGCTTCTGCATCGCGTCAACCGATCACTGGAACGCATGGACGGCCTATGACTTTGGCGGACTTGTCGGTCATACTGTGGCGCAGCGGCCGGACATCGACCTCCGGCGCTTCATGGCAACCGGCTGCGAGATTCCCGATCTCCGGGAAAAGACGACTTCCGCCGCGCTCCGCGCCGGATGCGACTACGTCTTGTATCTCGACACAGACATGCGCTTTCCACCGAACGGTCTGGTTCGATTGCTCGCCCATGAGCAGCCGATCGTCGGGGCCAATTACACCGCCCGCCGGCCCCCATTCGAGCCGGTGAGCGCGAAGCGGGACGGGGACAAGGTCGTGCGGGTCTACACCGAACAGGACTCGACGGGCCTCGAAGCCGTGTCTTCGACGGGCTTGGGGTTTCTGCTCGTGTCCGCTGAGGTCTTGGCGTCGATGAAACAGCCCCGGTTCATGATTCCGTGGATACCCGACGACATGGCCCACGTCCCCGAAGACATGTTTTTCAGTCGGAAGCTCAACGAGACGGGCGTGCCGATTCTCATTGACCACGACCTGTCACACGACGTGCGGCATGTGGGCTTCGCGGAGTTCGAGGCACAGCATGCCGTCGTGCAACGGGACGCGATGAAGCCCCGGCTGGTGACCTGATGGCGATCACAACGTACGCAGAGCTGAAGACCGCGCTGGGCAACTGGCTCAACAGGGCGGATCTCTCCGACCGGCTCCCCGAGTTCATCGCGCTCGCCGAGGCCCGGTTTCGTCGCGACTTGCGGGATTGGCTGCGGTTCTCGGTGAGCCTGACCAATCTGACCGGGGACACACTACTCGCCGCGACCGTCTCTGAGGTCTTGGGTGTGGCAATGAATGACGGTCCGAGCGGGGCGAACAACTACGCCTTGGACCTCGTCACGCGTGAGGAGTACCAGCGGTTCTTGCACGCCGACGCGAATGTGGGTTCTCCGACGCGGGTGTTTCCCGACTTCGACGCCGACGCGGGGACGACGACGCTGCGGTTCTGGCCCCCGGCGTCAGCATCGGCCCCTGTCGCGAACCTGCGCGTCGAGGCGGTCAAGGTGTTGCCTGCGTTGTCCGACTCGCAGACGACGAACGCACTCTTACGCGAAGCCCCGGACGTGTACCTGAAGGCGTCACTTGCAGAGGCTGCCGAATATCTCATGCACGATGAGCGTGTAGCCATGTGGCAAGCCGAAGCGACCGCTGGGATTAGGGGACTCCGCATTCAGTCTGAGCGCCGTTTATATGGTGGCACCCCCCGGCCGCGTCCGTTGCCGGTGGTGTTTACATGAAAACCGCAATGGGGCGGGAATCGCCCAAGACACCGAAGGCTGTGCTTACTCCCACGATTCGGGACATCGCTTGGGCAGCTGGCCTCTTTGAAGGTGAGGGCTGCGCCATCTATGCGAGCCAGACGACTCGCCTATCGGTATCCCAAAATGACCCGTGGATTCTGGAGACGTTGGCGCTGTTGTTCGGAGGTCGCATTCAGAAAAGACGCTCCCGCAACAAGCTATCCGACAACGCGCAATGGGCTTGGACGGTATCGGGGGCACGCGCCCGAGGTGTGGGCATGACGATTTATCCGTTGCTTTCACCACGCCGCCAAGCGCAGATGCGGAAGGCTCTGCATTTACCGACAAGGAGTATCAGCTAATGGGCAACCTGCTACCGATAGACCCGCGCACGCTCCCGCAGCTCTTTGCGTGGTACGCGGCGGATCAACTGAACGGATTCGGCGCGGCGCTCCCTGCTGACGCTGCGGCTGTAGGCCAGTGGAACGATCTCAGCGGCAACGCGCGGCATCTCGTCCAAGGCACCGGCGCGAACCAGCCGACCTTTCGCGTCAACGTCATCGCGGGGCAACCGGCCGTGCGGTACGCCGACGCCACCGATACGATGCAAGCGGCCGTCGCGGGGACCATCGCCCGGCCGATTACGGTCATCGGCGTGTTCAAGAACTCCGAAGCGGACGACGCGCTGCTCAACAAAGTGGCCACATTCAACGCGCAACGCATTGGTTGCGCGCTCGACTGGCTCACGGCCAACGCCTTCGTCGGTGTGGATGACAACGCCGCCACCGCCACGTCGGGGGTCGCGGGCGATACCACGCTGTTTCACGTGTCGAGCTTCGTCGCCTCGCCCTCCGGCACCAGTTCGCGGCTCGCAGTCGATGGGATTCACATCTTCCCCGCTGGCGCCGCCGGGACCAACACCAACTCCAACGTGGACGTAGCCGTTGCGGGATTCATCGGGGATGTGGCCGAGGTCTTGGTCTTCACGGGAGACTTGGGGCCGGGGATGCTGTTCAACCTGGAGCAGGCGCTCGTCGCGAAGTACGCGCTGATTCCCAATAACGCGGCCGCCGCGCCGTATCAGAAGCAGAAGTAATGGCGACGACGTTTACGAGTATCTACTCGTTTGACAAGCCTGCGGTGGGTGACCCCAACTGGGGCCCATTGCGGAATACCAACATGGACGATGTGGATTCGGAACTCGCCCGCGAGCGAGTGCCGTTCCTGTCGCCCACCGTCGGCGCGACGACCACGCTGGACCTGAACCAGTCCACCGGGGCGCGGGTGTTTGTCTTTACCGTGTCCCAAGCGACGACGATCGCGTTTAGCAACGTCCCGTCCTCCAGTTTCGCGTGTGAAGTCACGCTCATCATTACCAACGGCTCGGCGTTTACGGTGACATGGCCCGCGTCGGTTGTGTGGAATGAGTTGACGTTTCCGTTTCTCAAAGCGTCGGGTGTCGATATCGTCAAGCTCGTCACGCGAGACGGTGGGACGACGTGGTACGGGTCGCTCGTCCAAGGCATCGCGCTGCCGATTGGTACACAATTCCGTGATGTCACGCAGACATCGAGCGGGGCGGGATCGCCCGTCACCATTAAGAGTTTCACGCTTCCTGCTGGCAAGATGGCCGCTGCCAACATGGCGCTCCATCTGCGGGCGTGGGGCACTACGGCGAACAACGCCAACGCCAAAACCGTCCGGTTCAACTTCGGGGCGACCGTGGTATTCACTATCACCTTGAATACGAGCAGCGCCGCGACGTGGCAAATCGAAGCGTTTATCTACCGCACGGGGGCGGCGACACAAAAAGTGTTCCAGTGCATCAGTAGCCACGGCACGACGATGTTTAGCCCGCTGATCTCGTCGGCTGCTGAGACGATGGCGAACGCTATTACGGTGGCACTGACCGCCACACAGACCTCAGCAGGCGATGTCGTGGCTGAAGGGTTTACGGCGGAGTTTGTGAGCTAGTCCAGGCGTAGCGGATCACGCGAACGACGATGTACAGGGCGAGCAACAGTATAAGGAAAGCGCCGAGGTAGAGCAGGGCGAGGACGGTGAGGGGGCGGCGAGTAGGCTCCCACAGCCACAAGCCGATGAGCGCGAAGCCCCAGACGGCGCCCGCAGCACCAGCGGTGACGATGGTGAGGTGCATGAGGTCGGACAGCATCACCCGTTGACGCAGGAACGCAGACATATAGGGGACGCTAGGCGATGCCGAGCGCCCCGCAAGGCGAAGGAAACCCGAAGACGTGGAAAAGCTGGTCAGTCTGAATCTGCCGGCCGGGGTTTACCGCAATGGGACGCGCTACCAAGCCAAGTCCCGGTGGTTCGACTCGCATCTCGTGCGTTGGCACGAAGGCACACTCCGGCCGATTGGGGGCTGGGCCATCGCTCGGACTGCGTCTGGGGGCGAGATACAAGCCACGGGCAAGCCTCGCGCCTCGTGGTCGTGGCGCAAGAACGACGCGACGGCGTGGCTCGCCACCGGCACACAGACCAAGCTCTACGTCTTCTCGAATACCGTCCTGACCGATATCACGCCGGGCGGCCTCACGGGAGGCGCGGTTGATGGCACGATTTTCGGCGCGTCCGGCGGATGGGGTGACGGCGGATGGGGTGACGGCCCGTGGGGCGGGGCAGTACAGGCCGGTACGATTATCGACGCCGATACCTGGAGCCTCGACAACTTCGGGGAAATCCTCGTCGCCTGCTTGACCTCGGACGGCAAGCTGTATGAATCGACGCCTACCGCGACGGCGACACAGATCACCAATAGTCCGTCAGGCTGCCGTGCGGTCTGCGTGACACCCGAGCGGTTCATCTTCGCGCTGGGCGCGTCCAGTGACCCCCGCAACGTGGCCTGGTGTTCCCAAGCCGCCCGCACAACCTGGACGCCCTCAGCGTCGAACTCTGCGGGCTCGTTTCCGCTCCAGACGCCGGGGCGCTTGATGGCTGGGCGTGCCTCAAGCCGCGAGACGCTGCTGTGGACGGATTCCGACCTGTGGGCCGCAACGTTCATCGGTGGCCCGCTCGTCTATTCGTTCCAGCGCCGAGGTGATAAGTGCGGCCTCATCGGTCCCAATGCGTTTGCGATCTCGGAAGGCGCGGCCTACTGGATGGGCGACGGGCAATTCTGGCGCTACGACGGGGCGGTCCGGCAGCTCGCGTGCGATGTCTCGGACTTCGTGTTCAGCGACTTGAACAAGGTCCAGCGGGCGAAGATTCACGCCGTGCCGATTGCGAAGTTTGGCGAGGTGTGGTGGTTCTACCCGAGCGCGAACCAGTCGACGCAGGAAAACAACCGCTACGTCATGTACAACTACCGGCTCGGGTATTGGGCGATTGGGGCGCTGCCCAGAGCCGCCGCGTCAGACGCCGACGTGTTCGCGCAGCCGATGATGTGGGCGACCGACGGCCGGCTGTACTCCCACGAGACGGGATTCGACCACGGCGGGGAAGTCCCCTTTGTGGAGTCCGGGCCGCTCGAGATTGGGGACGGAGACAAGACGCTGCGGATTCAACGTCTAATCCCCGACGAGAACACGCTGGGCCAAGTCGAAGCCACGCTGCTGAGCAACTTCTACCCGACGGAACTGGAGACGACGAACGGCCCGTTTGCGTTCAACCAGCCGACCGATTGTCGCGTGACCTGTCGGCAAGCGCGTATCCGGCTGTCCGAGACGAGCGTCGGCGAAATTCCGTTCGCGGATGGGTCGGTCGAAGGTGACGGGGATGCCTTTGCCGGAGACTACGCCTTAGGCCGCGACTTTCGCGTGGGGAGCTTCCGCGCCGGGGTTTTGGTGGGAGGCGGCCGATGATTCCGGTACGCGCAGCCGAACGCTACGAATCGCGCCGCGAGGATGCATGGCGGGCGAGCGTGGCGGATTCCGTCACGGCGTTGGAGTCGCGCCCCCAACCGTTCGTTTCTGCTGACCGGGGTGATGCGAGCGTGACGCTCAACGCGGGGAGTGATGTGCCGGTCCAACGCTTCGCGACGACGCTGACCGCCAACCGCACCGTGACACTGGGCAGCGGGGGCAACGGCTCGACGTTCCGCGTCGTGCGGACGGGGCTCGGCGCGTTTACGCTGGACGTGGGGGGCCTCAAGACGATTCCCAATTCGACCGCCGCGTTCGTCGATGTACACCACGACGGCTCGGCGTGGAGACTCACCGCCTATGGGACGCTCTGATGGCTAGTCTGCCCTGGATTCAGCATACCGATAGACTCGTCGGACGCGGGCACCCCACGCTCCCGGATGAGCTGAACGCGGCGCTGCGGCAACTGCTCACGGAATCCGGGCATGATCCTGACGCGAATCCCTTCCCGGGACTCATGGGGCCGGTGTTTAACGTCCAGGCATTCGGGGCAGTGGGCGATGGCATGACCGACGATACCGCTGCGTTTCAGGCGGCGGTGAATGCAGGCCCCCTAACCTATATCCCGATTCCACCCGTAGGCTACAAAATCGCTGGGCAGGTGGTGGTATCCGGGAACTACCGCTCATGGATACAAGAAACCGGCGCTGAGATCCGCGATTACAACACGGGGGCGGCATGCATCAAATTCGCAGGCGTCTCGGGACAAATGTCGTTTCTGGTCGTGCGCGGTCTACGGACTTCAAATTACTTCGGTGCGCACAGGATTCCCAGCGTACAATTTGGCGATTCCAATGGCATCGCTGGGCTGTTGCTACAAGACCTTTTCTTCAACGGTCGAGATGTCTCGGGTGATTTCCTGACATTTTTGAATGCCTTCAACATCCGACTTGATGGGCTTGCCTCAACCTCGGCTGGCGGCGGCGTTCCGATTGTGATGCACGCGAATGCGACCAACACTGGCAACATAGAGTTCGCAAACGTCACCTCCGCCTACGCCCCGATTGGCATGATTATCAACGATGCTGGGCCAGGGGCCACAGGGTCGCAGAACCTGCTGAACTCCGTGGTATTTAGCAACTACAAAATGGTGCGTGATACGCCCCTGACAAACACGCACTTTAGCGGAACCATCGGAGCGATTGCTTCCGCCGCTGCAACGTCTATCACGGTGAATGCTGGCGAAGGCAGCAACTACGCTGCCGGAGACTGGGTTGTCATTTCCTCTGCGTCGGGTAACAACGTATTCGTTGACAAGGTGGCGAGTGTGGCGGGTGATGTGCTGACTCTCGCGTTAAGCTCCGGGCTGCCGTTCAGTTTGGCGGTCGGCGACTTTATCGTCAACTCCAAGTGGGCAGTCGTGGCTGGCCAGAACGTTCGCAACCTCACGTTGATCCAACCGCATCTGGAGCGGGCGAATGGTGTGATCGGTCTAGGGATACAAAGCGCTCGTATGATTCAACCACTGATTGGGGCGTCGTGTTTTCGTGGGTTTTCACTCCTCCGCGGCTGTCAAAATTGCATCATCGACGGACCCTATGCGTCGGGGGGCAGCGGGACGGGCGTGGTCATTCTGCATCAATACAACGAGGCTAATAATACCCGCAATGCGGTACACAACGTCTCGGCCCTGTCTGCCATGTCGCCATCCGCTACGCCGACGCAGGTCGACGGTGGCTCGTTCGTCTTCGTGAACGAGCGCATGGGCGGCCAGCAGACCCTGCTGGGCATCTGGCATCAGGATACGACGGTCGCCGCCAACCAAACCAATGTCCAGCTCATCGGACCGCAAGGCAACACGAACAGGGGCTATCGTTCGCCGAGTTTCGGCCTCATCACAAAGCTCCATGCCATTACAAATAGCTCCCGCATTGCGGGTACTCTAACAGCAACGTTGTATCGTGACGGTTCGCCCACCGCTCTCACCGCCGTCATTGACGGGACGAACCCTTTCAATAGCGTCACGGAGCAGTTCTTCGCGCAAGGCGCCATTCAGGTAGCGAAGGGCCAAATGATCGACGTGCGCGTTACGACAGACGGCTCGTGGTCGCCTACGTCGAATTTCCTCGATGTTGCGGTCTGGGCAGAGTTCTAGACGGCTATGACCATCCTCACCCGTGCCACCGATGACGCGATCCGGCTTGCCCTCCGCTTCGGCGGCGATACGCACTCGCTTGAAGACATCGCCCAAGGAATTGACGCGGGGCGGTTTCAGCTCTGGGACGGGGACGCCTCAGCCATCATCACGGAGATTCTTTCGACGCCCCGCCGCAAGACGCTGCACTTCTTTCTCGCGGGCGGGTATCTCATTGAGCTGCGGGCGATGGTGCCGGGCATCCTGGAGTGGGGCCAATCCATCGGCTGTACCCATGCCTCTTTGGTGGGGCGCTTTGGCTGGCTCCGCAGTTTCGTGCGCGAGTTTGGGTTCAAGGAAAAGGCCACACTAATGGAAGCGAAGTTATGAGCAAGGGCGGCGAACAGACTGTTACCCAGCGACTGGATCCCCAGACCCAAGCCTACGTCAATCAGATGCGTCGGGCGGCGTTAGGGTACGCGGGGCTTCCGGGGACGCAAACCGCGCCAGCGGGCGGGGGCATGTTCGGGCGCGTGTTCGGCCAATTGGCCAACCAGCAAGGACTCAACCAGCCGTTTGCTCCGAACTATCCGCCGGAGCTTCTCGCCGCGCAGCAGCAGTACCAGAACTACGCGAACGCCGGGCAAACGGGCTTGACCGCGCTGACGGGCGGGGCGAACCCGTTTATGAACCAGTATCTCGGGGCGCTCAATCCGACCTTTGACTTTCTCAGACAGCAGGCCGTGAGCGACGCGGATGCTCGCGCCACGCAGATGGGGGCGTTCGGGGGTTCTCGGGGAGACATCTACGCCGCCACCGCTGCCGGAGACATCAACCGCCAGCAGGCGCTGTTGAACTACAACGCGTTCGACCAATCCCAGCAGCGGGCCATGCAGCTCGCCAACTTGGGATTCGGGGCGAACGCGATGAGCGCGTTCCTGCCGCAGCAGTACGCGATGGGGCAACTCGGTATCCTCAACGCGGGGCTCGGACCGTACGGCACCAGCCAAACGACGCAGACCTCCAGCGATCCGTTCTCCAGTCTGTTGGGCTTGGGCGCGACGGCGCTCAGCTTTGGGTTCAATCCGTTCGCGGGGGGCGCCGCCGCTGGGCAACAGATTCTCGGGAACCCGCTGACCTATCCGGGCTACGGATGACCGCGCCGTATCAACCGCTGAAGCAATCCATCCTCCAGCGACTGGCGGGGCAACTCTTTCCCGGCCTCGGTGCGGACGGCGAAGGCGCTATCCGTCAGGGACTGTTGCAGCTCGGCGCGAATCTGCTCCAAGCGGGCGGGCGGTCCCCGAACCAACCCGGCACGCTGGCGAACATCGGTGCCGCGATCGGTGGCGTCGATATCCAAGGGCTCACCCAACGCGCCATGCAGATGCGGGCGTATCAGCAGCAGCAAGCCGCGCAGCAGCAGGTCGCCGAAATTACCGCACGCCACGCGCCGGCAGCGGGTGCGAGTCCCGAGGACATCTACAACAGCGTCGCGGCCATGATCCCCGAGTTACTCAAGGTGCAGGGGACCGAGGATTATGTTGGGAGGCTGTCCAATGTCTTGGCCCAACTCCGGCCCCCACGGGAGCAACGCGACGACTGGGCGCTTCAAGCGGGGACCGTAGACCCCAAGACGGGACAACCAGTGCTCCAAGGCGGTGTGCCGGGACTCGTCCGCGTCAATCGCCAGACCGGCGAAGTCCGTCCGGTGGGGTTAGGCGTCGCGAGCGGCGCGGGGACAACCGACTTCACGCGCGCCAACATCCTGCACGGGCGCTGGCTCCAGGAAACCAAGAACCACCGCGACGTCGCGTTGAACTACGACGCCGTGCTGTCAGCGGGGAGCGATCCCAGTCCGGCGGGTGACTTGTCCTTGATCTTCGCCTACATGAAGAT